CTAACATTTTGTTCTCTCCTCATAGCTAGATTAATTTTTTGCGTAATAGCTCTTGGTATTTCACCAGCTCTAAATTTCTTTTCAAATTCATTAAACGATCCATGCTCTCTAAAAAGCTTGTGTCGTAATACGAACTCCACCATTTGATTTTGCCAAATTTCTACTCTTTCGTGATAGGGTAGTGGTGCTTTTGGTTTTGAGCTTGGTCTTGCGATTCTGCTGATCATATTCGTCAGAATCTTTTTCTTCCTGTCGTCCATACTTGGATAGCTCTCTTTCTAAGTACCAAAGAGCTTTATTAAGGTCATCAAAAGGGTCGGCAGTTTTTTTACCAGCTCTAACAATATATTTGATAATATTACCCTGTACGAATGTTAATCCCCACGATTCAATCGCATCAGTTACTTGGATACTATAATTTTTGTAGTATTTAGGGTTGTACTTGTCGTTCATAATTCTCCTCCATATGCTTTTCGCAGTACCAACTACGACAACTATCTGGTGAGAATATTCCTGTTTCATTACAGTCGTTTTCTCTACATTTCTGATACTTAATTCGTTCTTCTAGAGGCAAAGCAAAAAACCACATATTAGCTAATTTGATTTTCTGTTTTCTTTTTCTTCTAGTAGCCACAAATTACATCCCAATGCATCAGCCCATACGCAAAAGAGAAAACCTGATGGTTTTCGTATCCCAACTTCCCATTTGGATACTAAACCACGAGCAACACCGATCTTTTCATCTAAGTCCATTTGACTTAACCCAAGTCTGTGCCTTTGGGCTACAAACTGAGTTATCAACTGGTCGTGAAAGTGTGTACCGAGTGCTTTTTCCACAATTTACCTATGTAGTTATCGTAACTAATGTGTAAAATTTGCTTGAAAAAATTATCTGTAAAAATTTCTCTTAAATATTTCCCAGTTTTCTGCGATAATATTTTAAGATAATTATTTTTATTCCTTGCATTTAACTTACGATAACTGTAACTATTGTGGCGGAAAACAGCCATTTTTACAAAAAAAGTAAGCTTTTGCACAGGGTTATATACAGATAACCTTTTTTGAACAAATTTTATTAACATTAATCTTACTATATCTAGGTTTTGGTTATACACAATCGTTATACACAGAAAAGGATAAGAATTGCGTGTAAAAGTTACAGCTATCAGGAGATGCATCTCTATACATGAGTAGCTGATAGCTGTTTTTTCCAATATTTACCCACGGGCCTTGTATTGGAATTATCTTAAGGGCTTATAAGTTTGCACCCATTCTTCTTTTCTATCAAATCTAAATTTTGGTCTAGAACCAATATTATAGATATATTCTAATAGTTCGAAGTAATCCTCAACATTAGTACATCTACGCATCTTCATTGAATTAACTTCCATTCTATGAATGAATGTTTTTCTATCAAATCGATGGTCTTGATCTAAATGTAATAATGCAAAAACGAAAGCTCTCTTATTGAAGTGAGCAAAGTAAGGTTTAATCTTTAGTAAAAAGTTACCAAACGATTTAGCCCAACTTAAATTCTTAACTTCAAATTTACCATTTTTAAATTCATCTCGGTGAACACCACTTAACATAGTGCCACTATTGTGTAGTATTGCTATAGAAGTATCTAAGTTAAGATTATATTTTTTTCTGTACCAATCTAGTGTTGTATATGGCCCAGCTATTTCACCTTCACTATCTTTAAAAGATTGTAAATATTCGTCCATGCTCCATTTTTTAACAACAGAATTAATCCCACGAATATCATTAACGTCTAAATCATCTGTAATAATAAAATAGACTGGTAAATTTAATTGTTTAATAGCTTCAAGTCTATGTTGTCCATCCAATACCTCAAAGTTTGGATTAACCATGATAGGTATTGGTATATAATTTTCACTCATAGCTTTAACTAATTTTTTGATGTAATTAGGATTCATTTCAACTTTTCTATTGCCGAATTTGTATCCAAATTGTTCATAGTTTTTAGTTACTCTAATAGTTTTTTTCATAGTTACCTCATTAAGTTTAATTAATAAATTTAAGTTGGTGCATTTAGCTGAATACACCCCACACTAATTAGTGTTAATATTTAAAATAAATGTATTGTATCCTTTAGGGTAGTTTCTTAAATTTATTAAGTGCGTAGAGGGGTTAGCTTGTGATCACCCTCAATCTTTCCCGTATAGTCAAGTTTCTAATTTGACCAGTACTTGAAACCACATTCGAACACTTCAGACATTTGTCCATATCTTTCCGAATATGTACTTTACAACCTATAAATTGTTGTTCAGTCATACGCTTTTCCTGTCTGCATAACAGGAAACCATGGGGGGGAGGCGTGAGCTGAGCTGACTGGCCTCCCTACCTAACTTCTAGTTCACAAACTTAGCCGTGTTGTGCCACGATAACTCCCTAGAAGTATTTATCTGTAAATAACTCATGTGTTAACATTTCTTGCACACGAGCATTTCTTTTGTTTTGTACGTTGTATACTTTACCTTTGGTTTCAAAGTGTGTTGACCAATCGGTAGCTGTTTGAAACACAGCGAATTTATTTTCACCATATCTATCGCTATATTTTTTATACAACTTAATTAAATCTTCCATTTGATTTTCTGAATACCATTTATATTCATGAGAATCTTTTGGACTAAATGCCAAGGTTTGTTTAAATAATCTTGTTACTTGCGTAAAGTCTGCGTCTTGTTTAAGCCATTCTTTTTTTTCTTCTTCACCTTGAAGAAAAAGTTCAACAGCTTCATTAATCCTTGAATAATCAATCTTAACGTCTTTAGTAGTATTATGTTTAGTTCTAACATGGAGCGACCAATCTGTATTAGCACATCCATTATCACACCATAGATACTTAGCCCAAACAATTAATTCTTCAGGAAATCGCATATTATGTGATGATCTAAATTCAATTTGAAAGACACTTCGTTCTTTAGGATCATCAAACATTTGAATCCCTTTGATACGATTAAACGTCCACCTACACATATAGACTGCTCCATTGTTATCTATTGTGTGTTTGACCTCTACATCTCTCGTGTCTATACCTGAACCAAGAATTAAATCTTTTACCATCATCATAGCTTCTGTATATGAACGTACTTTGTATGTATCACTAACGACAGCTAATCCCTCGTTAGTATCTTTGCGAAATACCTCTTTACGTCTAGGTATTTGTTTATGATTTATGTTAAAGATAGGACGTAGCCCCACATCAAAATCAGCGTTATAAGGAATATCAAACTTGGTCGTGTCATCCTTGTATGCTAGGTTTGTCATTAACATTTTTTCCTCCTTCAAATACTTGTTTAATTTGTGTTTTTAAATCCTCAAGTAAAGCAGACTTAACTAAACTGTTTACTTGATCTTCAAGATTATTATCTAAATATTCTTGTGTTTCTGTTTCTATCTTTTCAGATAATTCAGATTCTTTTTCTTCTAGTTTTTCAACTACAACATCATTAACCATATCGTCTATCGTCACGCTCATTGTCATTCCTTTCATTTGTTTTATTTACGTTTGCTAATGCACGAATTACATGGAATATATCCATCTGATCTATTGGTAGCCAACATCCGTTGGACTTGGAAAAATACTGTTTATCTTTTAATTGCCATAGGTCTGAGGGTATTTTAAAACCTATGTGATGCAATACTCGTATAAGTCTATACACTTTCATTTTCTAGCCTTTCATGTTCGTCAATTATTGTTTCATATTTTTTAATGAGCTGATCAATTTCATCTAATCTATTTAATGGATCGTTAATTTTAGATATTGATTTTAACTCATCAATAAAAGTTTGTACTTCAATCATATTGTTTTCTTCCTTTTCTTGTTCGTCCATTACCCATGACTTAAATGCTAGACTCATGTTAACCTCGTATTGCTTTTGTTAATCGGATAGCTAAGATTATGATACCTACCCATACTGGAGCTGATACCACAGATATAACTAAAGTAGGATTCACACCCATCATCAACATAGACACGATAAAGCCAAAGCCCATTGTCATGAGTAGGATTGTAAACGTGCCTATTTTGTGCGATTTTTTGTCAAATTCTTCCTGTATTTTATTTGTCATGTTTTATTCCTTTATGGTGTCGGTTAATTAAATTATTTAAAACCATCTTGAGTAGTGTACTCGGTATCTGTCGATTGTACCTGTCGGTATGGCTATCGCCTCGGTCTATTGACTATACTTATCAGTACTCGGTATCCGTCAATTTAGACTTGTTAAAGATAAAAAAACTAGCCCATTATGAAATGAGCTAGTAGGAGTATTATGATTTATGCTGGTTGCGATCTGACTTGATCTATGTGAGAAACGATTTCTTGTGCTTTTTTGAGATTAAATTTTGCACTCGCTTTTCTGAAATTATTAGGATTATAGTTTGCTGAATTACGCTCAACAAATGTTTTCTTGTATAATTCCTGATATATTTCTTTTGCTACTTTGATCCTTGAATTGTAGATCGCATACCTTAATGAATATAGTTCCACAATGTCCATAACTTGATCGTTAGTTTGCTTGGGTATTTGTAAAGCTGGATTAGTTATATCTTTTACAGAACCAATTTCCTCCACTAAACCATTTTGCGTAACTTTATTTTCATCAAGTTTTCTGTCAAAGAATGTACGTCTGAATATTAATGACTTAATATATTGCTCATGTTCTATTTGAGTGTCTATATAGAAGTCATCATCTTTAGAACCTGTTTCGTATAAATATAAACATCTTTCTTTTTCTATAATGTCTATATTTGACAAAACTTCCTGAAGTCTGTCTTTAACAGATGATAAGTCTTTAGGTTTCTTATTTTCCGCTGTCATCATTTACTCCTTTTTTTACGATAGGTGACTGAATGTCATAATCCTTGATGTATGGAACTTTCTTAAGCATTTCTTTACCTTGCTTAATATCATCCCTTAGTAACCATTTAGTTGCTCTAGTACCTTGTTTGATACCATAAGCTAATGCGAATAATGTTTTAGTTATCATAATTTAACTCCTTAATTATAATCATATATTCTTTCTCAAGACCATCCTGAGTATGTTTGATATATAATTGTTGACTACTGAGATTTGATCTTACCATTACAAGATGATAGTTTCCTTGATCTTCAGTTAATTCAAAAGCACCAGCCATACCTTGAATCCAATTTGGTATTAAACTAGCTATTTTTCTTAGTACTGGCCCTGTCATATGAACTCCTTTCCATATTCATTATGTATAGTGCTTAACACTATGTCTTTTTGATCATCATCTTGAGTACTTTGAGCGTGTTCTAATTGAATGATGAGTGTCTTAAATCTTTGATCTGTATTATACAGATGCTCATATATAGTTTCTGGTAAGTTTTTGATTACATCCATAGTACCCTCACGAACTGAGCTAATACATAACTAATGGTGAATGATACTAAAAATGCTACAAACACTATTTCTAATTTCTTCATAATATACTCTCTTTCTGTACCTCTTAAAGACTTGGTACTTGGGTCGCATAATCAGATTAAGTCAGCGTCAAACACATAGAGAGCGATTTATAAGCGTGTTTACGTCAAAGATAATTGTGAATGAATCAGTGTAATCGTAGATGCTCGTTAAGAGCAGATACTATTATGCTGTGAAGATTCATTTACCATTATGTTTGAGGGCGTTGACAATCTGATATGCTAAGACCCACCAAGCCTTAATCCGCTTATTTGTTAGCTTGTTAAATGTACTAACGCTATTTACACAATGTGTCTTGACAACCAAATTAGAAGCTACTAATCGTGTTAAAGGGCTATGAAGAAGAATACGCTTACCGATAAGCAAAAGGACTTAGTTGATACAGTCGTAACCACTGGCAAATCTATAAAAGAATGTGCTGAAATAGTAGGATATGCAAAGGGAGAATCAGGACGAGTAGTAGCAAGTAGAACGTTACGATTACCCCATGTACAAAGGTACATGATGGAACGAGTCGCAAACACAATCGGGTTAGGTGCTGTATCTGCATCAAGAAAGTTAATTGAGTTATCCGATAACGCTAAGAGTGAGTACGTACAGTTAGAGGCGAGCCGTGATCTATTGGATAGAGCGGGAGTAAGAGCGCCAGAACGAGTACAGCACGACATACAGGGCGAGATAAAAATCAATATTGATCTTACATAGACGTTAAGCCCATAAACGAGGGTGGGGGGCAAAAAACAGGTAAGTCTATCTATATATATCTAGTCTACTCGCATTATAGGTTCAAAAAAGCTCTATCCCCAGATGGATTAGTTTTCTGTACACGGAAACATCCTTGTGCGTATCAAATATATTTTAATTTATTTAAGGTGATTTTTCTCACTTTATAAAATGGATGACCGAATGACAAAATTAGAACAAGAAAATGCCGACCTCAAAGAACAAAATAAAATACTCCTCCAAAGCCTAGAAAGACACTTAGAAGAAAAACAAGACCTTCGTAAACAATTATATAAGGATCATAAAAATGAGTTTCGTCCAAACTTTGACAATAAGGGATAGACGCAGACTAAGAGCTGTTGTTAAAAAAATCCATTTAAAGAATTACCCTACCGAAATGATTACCGACTATGAAGCGGATAAGCTCATAGATTCCTTTGCTCCCAATGTGGTAGAAAAATTTTTAAAACTAGGAGTAGATACAGGTAAAACCGAGTGAGCGACTTTAACTACAAGCCCTACGGGGAAGTATTAAAGACCTTTATGAAGTCAAATGATTTCTTTAGGGGTATTAGAGGCCCAGTTGGATCAGGAAAGTCCGTTGCTTGTTGTGTAGAAATATTTAGGAGAGCTTTACAGCAAAAACCTAATGCGGAAGGTATCCGTAAATCTAGGTGGGCTGTTATTCGAAATACAAATCCACAGCTAAAAACTACGACTATTAAGACTTGGCTTGATTGGTATGATGAAAATATATGGGGAAGATTTAAGTGGTCAGTACCTTATACGCATCATATTAAGAAAGGCGACATAGACTGTGAAGTTATTTTCCTAGCATTAGATAGACCTGAAGATGTAAAGAAATTGTTATCGCTTGAGCTTACAGGTGTTTGGATTAACGAAGCAAGAGAAATACCTAAGACGATTGTTGATGCTTGTACTATGAGGGTAGGTAGATTTCCTAGTATGCGAGATGGTGGTGCTTCTTGGTATGGAGTTATCTGTGATACTAACGCTCCTGAAGAAGATCATTGGTGGCCTATTATGGCTGGAGAAGTTCCCGTACCCGATCACATCTCACGAGATGAAGCCTTAATGTTAATTAAACCTGATAATTGGTCTTTTTATAAACAAGGTGGAGGAATGAAAGAGATTAGGGATGAAACAGGTGACTTAACAGGCTACGAACATAATAATAATGCCGAAAATAAAAAAAATTTAACGCCTAAATACTACGATAATATTATTAAAGGAAAAACAAAGGGTTGGATTGATGTTTACGTTTTAAACAAACTAGGTTCGTTAGAAGAAGGTAAACCAGTATACCCAAGTTGGAGAGAAGAATCTCATTTAGCTAAAGAGCCATTAATACCAGATAAAAATTCAGCTATATTTATAGGCATTGACTTTGGATTAACACCTAGTGCTGTATTTGGTCAAAGACTAGCAACAGGTAGATGGATGATACTTCATGAATTAGTATGCTTTGATATGGGAGCGACACGATTTGCCGAAGTTTTAAAACAAGATATTACTAAATACTTTAGAGGATATGAATTAGATATATATGGTGACCCCGCAGGAGATTTTAGAGCTCAAACAGATGAAAGAACCCCATTTCAAATGCTTCGACAAGCTGGAGTTATGGCAAAACCAGCACCATCTAACGATATTTCGCTTCGTACCGAGGCCGTAGAGAGCCTTTTAAACAAAATGGCGGATGGAAAGCCATGCTTTTTGCTCGATAATCGCTGTATGAACCTCAAAAAAGGCTTCAATGGAGGTTATCACTACCGAAGATTACAAACTTCGGGTGATCGTTATGATGAAAAACCAAATAAAAATAGATATTCCCATGTTCATGATGCTTTGCAATATTGTTTGATGGGAGCTGGAGAAGGTAGAGTCTTAGTTCATGGCAAAAAACCTATGAACCCTAGACAAGCAAAAACAACATGGAATGTTTTTGATAAACAAACACCAACAAAAAGGAAATCTTGGAACATATTCGGAATGAATGGTTAGTATTTTTTTATTCGCCATATAATCCACCTTGGTACACCAAATGGCGTAAAAAAGGATTTATCCATTGTGGTGCTATGTACTTTAATAAACAATTTGACTGCTGGGTAGTTGTCGAAGGACTGTATGGTCAGTTATTGGTAGAATTAATTGACGAAGAAGAAGCAATTAAAATGTTAAGTTTTATTAAAAGACTTAATGGAACTATTCTCAAAGGCAAAGAAATGACAAATCATCAATTTAAAGGTGAGTGGTGGGTTAAAGAACATAGTTGCGTCAGCTACATACAAAGAATGATTGGATTGCGTAATTTTTGGTTATTTACTCCTTATCAGCTATTTTGTGCGTTGCGAAAGATAGACTTTGAGTTTTTTGTGGACGCAAGAATTAACAATGGCCAAAAAACCAAAACCAAAACCAAAGCCTAAACCAAAGGGATACTAAAATGGGTGTTTTAAAACGACCTAAATATCAAGAAACGGAAACTGATAAAATGATTAAACGTCAATTAGCAGAAGAACAAAAAGAACGAATTGAAAAAGAAGAAAAAAGAGCAGAAAGAAAAAAAAGAATAGCTGGTGGATTGGTTGGTTCTCGTGCATTATTTTCTCGTGCTGGTGGTAGGGGATTTTATGATGACGAAGGCAATATGTATTAATGGGTTCTAAAAATAAAACAAGTTCAGGCTCAAGTAACTCAGGAGGAGGAAGTAGTAATAATAACAATAATAACAATGTTGTTATAGCTCCAAAAAAACAAACAAAAAAAGCAACAAATACAGTTAAGAAAAAAGTAAAATTTCAAACAGATGCAAAAGGAAATACTTACACAATGAAAGATGGCGAAAGAAATTATATGTATGGAGGTCAAGTATCTAAAGCAACAAATGAATATTTATTTTCTATTGGTGAAGCAAAAAAAACTGGTGGTGGTGGATATATGCTTACATCAAAAGGATGGGCTATGAAATATGGTTCGTATACAAAAGGACAAGCTCAAGAAGGAACAGCTATGGGTACTGGTAATTCGGCATCTATAATTGGAAGTGTTCCAATTTCAGAACAAATGTTTGAAAGACAAAAAAAAATTAAAGCAGTAGCTTTAGGAGGTATGTCTTTAATGGTAGGGCCAATTATGGGAAGTCCATTACGAATGATGGCTGGTAAAGAATTAACAAAACAATATAGCGATTATCAAAAATCTTTTAAAGCAAATTTAAATACAACATTTGATGTTTCTTCATTAGCAAATGAAGGTGTAGCAAATTCAGCTATGGGTGAAGTAGATGTAGTAAGTAATAATACAAATAAAAAGAAATCTAAAACATCTAAAAATACAACAAAGTATTTTGCTGGTACTGGCATGGATGAATCAACAAACAAAAGGACATTTTACACATAATGGCATACGAAGATACAACAGAAGTATTATCGGAAGATAGTTCTAAAAAAGTACAAACAATTATTAAACGCTATAAAGAAGCTGAAGCGTTAAAAGATAATTGGAAAGATAAATTTGAAGAAGCATATGAATATTGCTTACCTCAAAGAGAAAGTTTTTATGAAGAAAGTGCTGGTCAAAAAAGAACAGATAAAATTTTTGATGAAACAGCAGTAGTAGGCATACAAGAATTTGCTAGTCGATTACAATCAGGAATAGTTCCTACTTTTGCAAGATGGGCTGATTTAAAAGCTGGAATAGAAATACCAGAAAATGATACAGAACAAGTTAATGCTTCTTTAGATGCTATTACACAATATGTTTTTGAAGTAATTAGTAATTCTAATTTTAATTCTGAAGTTCATGAATCATTTATGGATTTAGCTGTTGGTACTGGTGTTTTATTAGTGGAAGAAGGTGATGCAATTAATCCAATAAAATTTAATGCAATTCCTTTACCCCATGTATGTTTAATGAATGGCCCAACAAATAAAATTGATGCGGTATACAGAAAACGCCAATGTAAACTAAACGAAATAGAAGTAATGTATCCTAAAGCAAAAATACCTGAGTACATTATGTCTACAATGAACCCAGAAAAAAAATGCACTATACTTGATGCTGTTTACCGAGTGTATGATGAACCTAATGTTGAAAAGCATAAACATTGTGTTGTCTTAATGGATAAAAAAGAAATTATTTTAGAAGAAATGTTTGAAGGTGTTGGATCAAATCCATATGTTTGTTTTAGATGGAATAAAGCATCAGGTGAAGTTTATGGTCGTGGCCCAATCTTTAATGCCATGAGTGCAATTAAAACTACTAATTTAACAATTCAATTAATTTTAGAAAATGCACAAATGTCTATATCAGGAATATATCAAGTAGAAGATGATGGTATTGTTAATCCTGATAACATACAGCTAGTACCTGGCAGTTTAATTCCAATCGCACCAAACTCAAAAGGTTTACAGCCAATAAATTCGGCTGGGCGATTTGATGTAGCACAGTTGGTACTAGAAGATATGAGAGCTAATATTAAAAAAGCATTGTATATGGAAACCCTTGGCAGACCTGAAGGAACTCCAATGACAGCAACAGAAGTAGCTGAACGAATGGCTGATTTATCAAGACAGATAGGATCATCATTCGGTCGATTACAATCGGAATTTGTTATTCCAGTATTAAGACGAGTAATTAGAATTTTAAAAGAACAAGGTAGAATAGAATTACCAATCGTTAATGGTAGAGAAGTTAAAGTAAGTGCTGTATCACCACTTGCAAGAGCTCAATACCAACAAGATATTAGCGATATAAACAGATTTCATGAAATTATCGGTACAACATTTGGCCCTCAAGTTTTAAATTTGATTGTAAAACAAAATGAGGTTGCAAAACATATTGGTAATTTAATGAACATTCCTGAAAAGTTATTACGAAGTGAAACCGAACAGGAAGAACTAGCCCAGCAAATGCAACAAATGCAACAACAAGCTCAACAAGGACAACTAGGAGAACAGCAAAATGACATGGGAACAGATCAAGTCGCCTAAAAAACCAATGGTATCTATTGATGGATACCAAAGAACACCAGAAGTAGAAAATGAATTAAACGAGTTAGTCGCTTCCGTTTTTAAAGATGATAATGGAAAACGAGTACTCGCATATTTAAAATCTATAACTACAGAAGCCGTAGCTGGTTCAGAAATTACTAATAACGCTTTGTTTCATTTAGAAGGACAAAGATTTTTAGTTGGAATTATTCAACAACGTATCAACGCTAATAACAGGAGAAAATAATGGTAGAAGAAAACCAGACAACCACAGAAGAAACACAAGAATCAACCAAACCCGAATACATAAACGAGAAGTTTTGGGATAATACGAAGGGAGAGGTAAATGTAGAAAAACTAGGTTCATCTTATAATTCCTTAGAAAAAAAACTTGGACAGCGTACAGATGAATTAACAAAACAGATACGCACAGATATTGAAAATGAAACTAAATCAAAAGTGCCTGAAGAATATGAACTTACAATGCCTGAACTTCCTGAAGATGTAGATATGGAAATAAATAAAGAAATGCCTTTATTACAATGGTGGAGTGAAACCGCTAAATCAATGGGCTTATCTCAAGACCAATATAATGAAGGAATTAACGCATTTGTTCAAAATGAGGTTAATTCTTTGCCAAATAGAGAAGCTGAAATGCAAAACTTGGGTGATAATGCGAAAGAAAGAGTCGAGAGTGCTGATTTATGGGCTAAAAAGAACCTTTCTGAATCAGCTTATAACACTATGGCTAAATTATCTGGCACATCTGAAGGTATAAAAGCTATGGAAGAAATAATGAATCTTGGTAAATCAAATGTAATGCCAAATCAACCAACTGCTATAGATGCTAAACCTTCTATACAAGATTTACGAGGAATGATGCAAGATCCTCGATATTGGAAAGATGGAGAAAAAGATCCAGCGTATATTGATCGTGTTGGCAAGTTATTTGAACAATTAGGTAAATAATGCCAAGTCACGATAAATTAGTTATGGTTACTTGGCTTGATACAAAAGAAGTATCAAGTGGAACATGGCATGATTTTGACGAAGTAAATAAAACAAATTCAGCTGAAATTAAAAGTGTCGGCTGGATTATACAAGAAACAGATAGAGATTTAAAAATATCTGCTGACATACCTACTGATATTACAGATACAGAAGTAGGGCGTACAACTGTTATTCCTCGTGGATGTATAGAGGAAATAATAAATGTGCGTTGCGAAAAAGAATAAAAAAAGTTTTTACTCCCCTTAAGACCTTGAGAGTGGAATGTTTGCCCTTTGGATAACTTACTGAATACTGGATAGACAATCGAAACCTTAACTTAACGGAGATGACATATGGCTAGTTCAATTACTAATGCCTTTATTACTCAGTTTGAATCAGAAGTACACATGGCGTATCAGCGTATGGGTTCTAAATTAAAAAATCTGGTTAGAACTGTTAATGGTGTAAGTGGCTCTAGCGTTAAATTCCAAAAGGTTGCAAAGGGAACAGCAACTTCTAAAGCAAGACATGCTGAAGTAGTAGCTATGAACCTTTCGCATACGAATGTATCTGCAACTCTAGAGGACTTTTATGCGGCTGACTACATCGATAAGTTAGATGAATTGAAAATCAACATTGATGAAAGACAAGTTGTAGCACAAAATGCGGCTTATGCTTTGGGAAGAAAAACTGACCAAATCATAATTGACGTAATGGATGCTGAAACTACTATTGCAAACAATGTAAATTCATCTGGCACAGGAATGACTCTTATTAAAGCAAAAAATATGCAAGAAGTTTTTGCTTCTAATGATGTTCCTGATGACGGACAAAGATACTGGGCTGTTGGCCCTAAACAATGGGGCGACCTAATCAGTATCGATCAATTTTCTCGTGCCGAATACGTTGGTACGGATCAATTACCATTCACTAATGGTGAATCTACTGCAAAGAGATGGATGGGCTTTTTATGGTTTGTTCATTCTGGTTTAAGTAAACCTTCTTCTGATAGAAAAACTTTAGCATGGCATAAATCTTCTACTGGTCTTGGTATCGGTAAAGATGTGTCTACTGAGGTTAATTATATTCCTGAAAAGGTTTCTAACCTAGTTACTTCTTCTCTATCTATGGGTTGTGTAGCTATTGACGGTGACGCTGTTAGAATACAGCTTTGTGCTGAGTAAAGGAGATTATTATGGCTTATTCAAGTGATAACCCACTTAAGAAAATATCCCAAATGGGAGATTCCAATAATCTTTGGTACTACACAGACGGAGATGCGATTGGAACTATTGACGATAACGAATATTTCTTAGCAGAATATCCAAATGTTTCTGCTGGTGATGTTATCATCGTAAATAGTGGAGGTTCTAATGCGGTGGTAGATATGCTGATTGTTACAACAGCAACTTCTGCTCAAGTTAGAACAGCATTATTATCATAATTATATCGGGGGCTTAATAGCCCCCTTTATTATAAATTATGGCAACAACAAAAATAGATATATGTTCAACAGCTCTTATACTTATTGGAGCTAATACAATTTCCTCATTTACAGATGGCAGTACAGAAGCAAATGTATGTAATACTGTCTACGAAGATTTATTAAAAGCATCATTAACAAGACATAGATGGCGTTTTGCTACCGAACAAAAACAATTAAGTTTATTAACAGCAGAACCTACTGGTAGATATAAATATGCGTATCAACTACCAACAAACCCTGAACTACTACAATTAATTACATTAACAGTTAATGATAAAGTTATTCCATATGAAAGATATGGAGATAAAGTTTTTCTTGATAACTACGGAAGTAATTCTGCTGTTATCTGTGATTATGTTTTTCGCCAAGATGAAGCTGAGTTTCCTCCCCATTTTATCTTGGCACTCGAATATAGTTTAGCTAGTTTATTTGCTGGTTCAATAGCTAGAGATTCAGGAATGATAAAACAATTTGCTGAAATGGCAGAACGTCAATATTTAATAGCTAAAAATGTTGATACGGCTGAGAGAACAACACAAAAAATCGATCATTCTAGATTTATTAATAATAGACAATCAACAGGAACATAAATGGCAAGAACACTTCGTACTGTTCTTTCTAACTTTTCTGCTGGAGAACTTAATCCTTTATTAAGAACAAGAACAGATACAAAAGCGTATTTTAACGGAGCTAAAACACTTCGTAATTGGTACATTATGGATAGTGGTGGCATTATGCGTAGACAAGGTACTTCGTATAAACAAACACTTGCTGGAGAAAGTAGATTATTACCATTTGTATTTTCAGAAGATGAAATAGCAATTTTTGCTTTATCAAATAATAGATTGGATATTTTTGATAAAGATGGAGTTTCTGTTCAAGCAAATATTACGTCTAATTGTAATTGGACAACAGCACAATTATTTGAATTAAATTTAGCACAGTTTGGTGATACGGTATTTATTACACATAGAAATAATCCTATACGAAAAATAGTTAGAACATCTGCTACAAATTTTTCTGTAACAGCTTTTACCTTTGCAAGTCATTCTTCGAATTACCCTCGGTATCAACCATATTATAAATATGAAGATGCAAGTGTTACATTAACACCATCAGCAACTTCAGGTAATATTACTTTAACTGCATCTGCTAGTATATTTTCTGCTGATTGGGTTAATGATACTGTTCGATTAGATAAAAAAGAAGTAGATATAACTGGTTATACATCTGCTACACAAGTTAATGCTACTGTAAGAGAAACGCTTGGAGGAACTGGTGCTGAATCAGATTGGGATGAACAATTAATATCTGCAAGACGAGGATACCCTCAAGCAATTACATTTCACGACAATCGTTTATGGATTGGAGGCGTTAAATCAAAACCAGCGTCTATAAATGCTTCTCATGTAGCTGATTATTTTAATTTTAGTGTTGGAACAGCATTAGCAAGTGAAGGAATTGATGTAGCAGTAGGTGGTGACCAAGTAAACGAAGTACGTCATTTATATTCTGGTTCTAATTTACAAATTTTTACAGATAGTGGCGAGTATATTATTCCAACATCATCTGATACAAGTGCTATTACTCCAAGCAATATTGTATTTAGACGACAAACTCCTTATGGTTGTAGTAGAACTCGTCCTATCCTTTTTGACGGAGCTTCTATCTTTACACAAAAAAATGGTAAAGCAGTTAGAGAATTTATTTATTCGGATAGTGAAGCTGGATATGTTTCTACAAATATATCGGTATTAGCTAACCATTTAATTAATACTCCTAAAGATATTGCCATGTTAAGTGGTAGTTCTACTAGACCTGAACAAATAGCAGTTCTTACTAACACAGATGGTACACTTGCAGTTTTTCATTCTATACGAGAAGAAGAAATAGCTGGTTGGACATTATGGACAACAAAAACAGGTGATACGTTTCATTCTATTGTATCAGCTAACGAACATTTATTTGCTGTTTGCAAAAGATCGTTAAACAGCGTAACAACTTATACATTAGAAAAGTTTGCAGAAGATGATTCTACAAGCCTTGATTGTTCTACTACTTCCACACTATCCCAGCGTGGTTCTCCTCAAGTTCAAGGTGGTTCTCAATCAGGGCTTACATTAATTATAGATGGATTAACCTCTAATCCACAAATACAAGAAGAATTTACTATTAATGGCGTTACAGGTACTTACCGAATTACAGCTATTACCAATAATGGAGGAGGTAGCTACACTTGTACGTTAAATCAAAATTTAGCTTCTAGTCCTTCTGATAATGCTACTATTACATTTACAAAAGGATTTTTACATACTGTTAATGGCATTTATACAAATGAAGTAGTAAATGCTGTATCAGGTAATTCTTCTATTGGTTCATTTACAGTATCAGGATCAGATACTTTAACTTTTACTGTTAGTCCACAGCCTACAAGCGTTAATGTAGGATTTAATTATACTCCAAGCCTTGAAACCATGCCTGTAGATGCAGAAACAGATACAGGATCACTTACTGGTCAAAGTAGGAGAATAGTGCGTTGCATACTAGATGTAGAAGATGCTTTAGATGTATCATTAAAATCACCAAATACAGCTTCGGCACATGAATTGGTAATTTTACAAAGTGGATTTGCGATAGGAAGTGATTTGACAAAACAATCAGGAAAAAAAGAATTTTACTTTTTGGGATACGATAAATCACCAACAGTAACAATTACACAAAATGATCCTTTACCGCTGAAGGTATTGGGTATGGCTTTGGAGGTACAGTTTAGCTAATGGCAATCGATCCAATTACAGGCATGTTAATAATGCAAGGTTTTCAAACGACTACTAATTTTATTTTTACAAGAAAATCACAAAAACAAACATTACAAAAATTAAATACAAATAAATTACTTGCTCAATTAAATGGAGAAACAACAGCAAATCAAATTAATGATATTGCAGATGAAACACTAGCAAACAATTTAACTATTGCATCAACTGGTGGTTATGCTCCTATGGATAGTGCTTCCTTTGAAGCAATACAAGAACGAGTAGAAACAACAAGAGATAAAGATATTTCTATGAATAAAATTTCTACTAACATGGCAATTAATGACATTAATAATTCATTAAAAAATTTAAAAGATCAAATGTTAATGAGCGAATTAAATTTAATAACCGATCTTGGTTCAATTTATTATTCGCATAATAATTACACTAAAAATAAAGGTGTTGAACAAGCATATCGAAATCAACAATTAGAATTATTAAAAGAACAAACAAAAGTATTAAAAGACATGAAAAAAACCTCTCAAATGGGATACAAAAAATTAATGTTTAGGGTTAATCCTAGTGCTGTTTATTGGGGTGGAAGGCCTAATTAATGGTTCAAATAAATAGAGGCAGACGATTAGTACAAGGTGTTCAAACATCTAATATTCAAGTTAATGTTCCATCATTTAACGCATTAGAAAATCCTATAAATGTTTTAGGTGAAATTATTAATTCTAATGATAGACAAGCACAATTATCTTATGAAAGAGAATTACAAACTAAAAAAGATCAAATAAGTTTATTAGAAGGTGAAATTAAAGCAGAACAAAAAGCAACCCAAGCTCTTGAAACGGAATGGTTAGCACAAGAAGAAACAAGAAAAGATAATGCTTTAACAAGTGCTGTAATAGATTTAAATAATTATGCTTATGATTTATCTTTAAAACATCATAGTAGTCCAGCAGATTTTGTAACACAATTAGATGAATATTATGCTAAAGTAGTTGAAGATTCAGGTGATTGGTATGATCAAGCTAGAGGTTTAAAATTTAGAGAAAAATTTAGTAGTCTTAAAAGAAGCAATCACGCAACTATAAATAAAAACTATTTAAATAAATTAAATGAAAATACATGGGATGGAATTACAGCCGTAAAAAATCATTCCATAATACAAGCACAACAATTAATTGCTAATATAGAAAACCCATCTGATTTATCTTTATATTTTCAAGAATCAAATAAAATTATGCAATTTCTTACTGATAGAATTGGCAGTTATGAAACTAATGTTATGGGTAATGCTCAAAACAAAAAAACAGCAGTGGATTTACAAAATGTAATAGCTGAATTTGTATACGAAAGAGATAAAGCATTTATATCTCATTTCTTAACTGATTTTGTAATGGCTGACGTTACAGAACAAAATCTTGGTCTTGCAAATCAAATTTTAGGTATTTACGAAAAAGGTAATCTTGAAGATAAAGATGAAATAGATAGGTTAATGAAACAAATTAATCCTGATTTTGATATAAGTACAGCTGATGGTTTATTAGAAATATTTGAATATAATACAGAAAGATATGCTGGTGATGTTTTATTAACACCTGATCAAAGAGAAGATATTATTAATGAAGCTCAAGGGGCTATTGATTCTAAATACCAAGAATGGCGTGAAGGTGTAATAAAAGAAAATACTAATCTTCAATCTGAAATTAATGAAGGTATTGAACAAGCACATGCAGAATTAACTAACCTTACTTCTAAAGTTTATAATAGAGCAGAATTAAAAAAAATTTTTCAGACATATGATAAAGATACAAATACTTGGAGTCCTGATCTTGAAGCAATAGAAGAATATGAATTAAAACAACAATCAAAACAAAATTTTCAAGAATTAGTTCAATTACGATTACAAGATAATATTGATGATAAAGAATTTTTAAAAAGAGCTAATGCGATTGATTTAAAAACATTAGGATTAGAAGGCGATCCTATGTCTATAATGAAAGAATATACAGTTCGATTAGCATTTGGAGATCAAAATTTAGATGTAGTAGCAATAACACGAGATGTGTTTGATGAAGCTAATATGATGAATAATGTAAATTTAATGAATGGTTTAAATGTTATGAAAAGTGAATTTCATATGCCACAAGAGTTTTTAGATTATTTTAGTGCTGCCAAAACTTTTGATATGAAAGATGAAACAAATCAAAAACATATTGTTGGTATGGCTATCCTAAAAAATTATGCTTTTGGTAATTCAGCTCCAATGGGAATGGATGGTGATATTAACCAAGCATTAAATCAAGTTTATATTGCCTATGATAAATCTAAAGGAAATTTTGGACAAGCATCTTCTAAATGGGCTAAACGTTTACATCCTGAATTTTCTCCTGTTTCTGAAAACATAAAAAAATTTAACGAGTGGTATGAAAACGATCAGATACAAGTTTACAAAGGTGAAAAAATTAGTGGTTATGATTACATGAATAATCAAATTACTGAAGTTTTTGAATTAGCAGTTAGCAGAAGAAAGTGGGAAGATTTAGCTGGTTGGATTGCTATGGCTAAAGGAAAAATGTGGACAGGAAAAGATTTAGACGATTTAGAATTTGATAACCTTGTTAAAAATAAAAATACAAGTGGTATGGTTGATTGGTTTAGAAGTAATATATTTGGTGGGGCAAATCGTACTGGTGAAAATTTATCAATGGCAACAAGTGTAGTTGATATGATGAATAGATATGTTGATCAAAATATTGAAAGATTTTTACATACAGAAAATATGAAAGGTAATGATTTTCATGTAGCATTACAATCAGTTATTGAAGATGGAATAAGACATATGGGAAATAATCCTGATATTGCTTTTTCTAAAATTTTATATGTAGACGGAAATCCTAATGGCATAGTTGTAACAGATCAAGACCCAAAAAAATTAATTATGAATGGGGAATATGATGAAAATATTATTATGCAAAATGCTAATGCTTTTATTGGCAAAGAAATATTAAACGAATTTGCTAAAAATCCAAATGAAGCATCTATGATGTGGTTTGGTGTTCCAGCTAGTTCACTTGACGTTAATGATTGGGATGATTTTAAAAGAACTTACATGAGTTTATGGAGAGAAAATAAAATTAAATTAAAACCTGTTAATGACACTATGGATGTCGAAAATCCTTCTTGGCATGTTTATGTTGATCCTGATAGAGATGGTTTGTGGCGAGTAATGACTAAAGATGGGATACCTATGGAATGGTTTCCCAATGCACAATTTACTAATTCTTCTAAAGGTTTTACTTATAATGAAACATTAGAAAAATGGGCTGACAATATAATTGAAGGTGATGCCTTTTTAGATACAAGCGGTTGGTCTGAAGTTTATGATTTTAAAGATTTTGAATCACAAGCGTCTGGTGTTTGGCAAGATGCGTTTGGTATTAATATTGGTGATTTAAAAAATGCTAGTCCTGAAGATAAGCAAACATTTAAAACTTTATTAAAAAATATGATTAAAGGTGAAGAAAGCTGGATTAATAATTTACTAGCTGGAAGCAAATGGATTGATGATAGTGAAATAAATACAGTAGCAGAATTTCAATCATTATTAACAACACAGTTTGATGATTACCAAAAGAAAATACAAAAAACAATGGATTTTCAATTTGCTACAAAACAAGAGGTTGTTTTAATGCAACACAATATGAGATTTTATCCTGAAAAATTTAATAGTGCAGAAAATGAAGAAGATATGATTAATGTATCAAATCAACATAACGCAACAATGTTGGATGTTTATAACGATACATTTAGTATTGATAATATTGGAACTATTATACCACCAAATTATGCTTTCGTTATTAAAGATATAATTGCTTCTACTGATAATTGGAAAGAATTAATTGGTGAAGGAACAGCATTTTATTCTGAATTAAAAAATGGAAATTTTAGATTTGCAAAAAATAAATTACAACGTCTGTCTTTTTATTTTAATCAAATTGATAGAGAAGATCAATTTAACAGTTGGTTAAATCTTTGGAATGTTTCTTATAATAAGTAATGGTTGAAACTGAAAAAGATACTAATTTAGGTCAATCAGATTATTTAGACCAGCCCTTAAAAAATAGTTTAACAATAGAACAGCCATTTTTAAACTACGATAATTATCAAGAAAAAACGTATAACTCAAATTTTTTTAAAAGCTTTTTAATAGATGAAGAAGGAGCTAGAGATTTTGCTCATGGTTTTATGAGCGAAAACATTTTAGGTATTTTATATACTGCCGCTTTTTCAGATAAAGAACAATTTAACCCTGATGATAACTACAAAGTTTATGAAGATGAAAAATATGCAAGAATTATAAATAATAATTTTGATTATTTTGCTGAATCAAGAAGCATGAAAGAAACAGAATTTTTGATTAACAAAATGCAAAAAGAACAAGAAATGTATCGCAATCCTTATTGGCAAACATTTGGTATGATGATGGGTGGTCTTACTGATATTACAAGTGCATTTTTCTTCTCTAAATTTGCTAGACCTATATTTATGCAAAGTCGTTTAAAACGAACTGCAACAACAACAGGAATATTAGGAGCTGAAGAAACAGTAAAACAATTTGCTAGTCCTGAAAGAACAGCCCAACATGCTTATGCTATACTTGGAACTAATGCTTTATTACAAATGTTACTTCCAGCTTTTAAAGGTGGATTTACTAGAGCAGATAAAGAAGCAATAGATGATTTTGTAAAACAAGCTGATCTTGGTGATGAAATAAATCATATAGCTAGAGGTAATACAAATATAGTTGTTAAAGTAGTAGATGATACTGGCAGATGGTCAAAACCTGATGGAACAACTGTAAACACTTTACCTTTTGATATGAAACCTGAAGGTTGGAAACAAGTATCTGCTACTATGCACAAAACAGAAAAAGGTTTTGAAATACGAGTTAATAAAAAATTAATAGAAAAACAATTTAAAGATAAAGCATGGACAAAACCTAGAATTAAAGGTGTTAAACCTTTGCCTGAAGATCAATTTAAAACAGTAGAAGAATGGCAAGAATTTGTATTGAATCATGAAAAAGCACATACTTTTATAAAAAGAAAAAGAGGTGAAAGTTTAGCTGATTATGAAAATAGAATTAATGCTAAAGCATTATCCAGTCCTGTAGTTCCTTATAGTTCTTTTAAAGCAGAAGAATATTTAAAAAATAAAATGATTTATTTGGAAGCATTAGAAAATGAACAATTTATACCTACATGGCTTGGTAAATTAGGTGAATCGTCTAATTGGAATCCCATACAACGATTAGTTAATAAAGGTAATTTAACAGCTATAAAGTTTGGTAAAGCTATTTTAAAATCATCTTTATTTACTAAAGGTAATGCTCTTGGCATAAAAACACCAGCATCTTTAGAACAATGGATGAAAATGGATACCTATTATTTAGGTACAGCGATTGAAGATATTGCAAAATTATATTCTTCTTATAAGAAAAATTTAAAAGGTACTGATAATAAACCTATTTCAAGAGCAGAATTTAATGAACGAGTATCACAAGGCCTAGTTAATCCTAATTACAAAGACCCAATAAAAGAAATACAACAAGCTACAGCTAAAGCAAAAGAATACTATCGTGAAATTGGTAAAAAAGTAAAAGAAAGTAATCCCGCATACAATACGCAAGAAATATTAGTAGCACAATTAGAAGCTAAATTAAAATCTAGTAAAGGTGAAACAATTACTTTTACAAAAACTTATCAAGACGGAACTACAAAAAAAATTAAAATGTCTCGAAAAGAATTACAAAATAAAATTGCTCAAGAAAAAGAATATTTAGAACAATTAAAAACAAAACCTTTGCGTGATAATTATTTAAACAGAGTAATTAATAGACAAAAAATACAATCTAATATTCCAGCTTGGAGAGCTTTTGCTACTGAAAGTATTAGACGAACTATGCCTGAACTTACAGATGATGAAATATTAGCTATTGTAAAAAGTTATGAGAATAAAGCTCCATGGAAAAGATTTGATCCTAACGATACAAAAAAAACACATGAAGATATAATTATTGAAGATTATATTTTTTCCCCATCAGGCATGAGCGGAAATTTAAAAAGACGAAGATTAGAAATAGATCAAGAGGAATGGATGAAAGCTGGGTATTTTCATAGTGATATTAATTTATTAATGCCAATGTATCACAGAAGTGTTTTACCAGATGTGTATTTAACATCTATATTTGGAACGCCTAATGCTATGGGTGGGGCGTATTTTAGACAAAGAGGATATCAAGCTGGTCTAAAAGATGTTGAAGCTGAATACCAAGCTAAAATAAATAACGCTAAAAATAATAGTGAAAAATCGAAATTAGCAAAAGAACGGGATGAAATACTAGCAGATATGGAAGCTGTAAGAGATTTATTTAAAGGAGTTTACGGAGTATCTGATGATCCTACTTCTTGGTACAGTCGTGGAATAGGCATGATGAAAATGTTTAATGCTATGACAAGTTTACAAGGTGGATTAGCTTCTCTTGTTGATCTTGGTCGTTCTGTATTTTTTAATGGATTAAACAGAACTTTAAGAAGTACTTGGGAATCATTTACATCTAAAATGAGTAAAGATATTTATAAATTAACAAAAAAAGAAGGTCGTTCTATGGGTGAGCTTTTTGAAATATCAATGAATACAAGAGCATTTTTGTATAACGATATAAGCACTTTATATAATACTGGTTCAAAATTAACACAAGGTATGAACAAAATGACAGGGGCTTTCTTTTTATTAAATTTAATGTCACCTTGGAATCAAATGATTAAAACAAATCAAGTAATGATGATTGGTAATCGCATTATTGAAGAATCAGAAAACTTAATCAAAGGAACAATTAGCAAATCAGATGAATTAAAGTTAGCACAAGCTGGAATTGATAGACAATTAGCAGAACGAATTGTTCGTCAATATAAAGAATATGGAGTAGGTGTTGGAGCAAGAAATACAGGTGATTTAAAATATAACAGAATAGCAAAATCAGATGAGTGGGATGATATTGAAGTAGCTAATGTATTTAAATTAGCAGTACAAAATGACGTAAATATATCGGTAGTTACTCCAGCTTTAGGAGATACACCATTATGGATGTCTACTCAAGCTGGTGGATTAATAGCTCAATTTAAAAAATTCTCTATGGGAATGACACAACGAGTTCTTATTAGAGGATTACAACAAAAAGACGCTACCTTTTTTAGTTCCGTTATTACAATGATTATGTTGGGTGCAGTTGTTGATATGATGCGTTCAAAAGCATTTGATCAAGATTATAGTTCTAAATCATACAATGATAAATTTATGGACGCATTTGAAAGAAGTGGTGTTGGTGGAATATTTATGGATGTTGGAAATTCTGCACAAAGATTAATGACAGCAGATAGAGGAGCTATGCTTGGTGGAGTTTTTGGGCCAACTGGCTCAAATGTTGATAAATTATTAAACGTAGCAGTTGGAGATGAATCTGAAACTGCATCTAATGTGCGTAGATTAATACCATTCCAAAACATATGGTACATGGATTCAATTTTTGACCAGATAGAAAAAGGATTAGAATAAATGTCAATTACAATTTCTGATACTACACCAAGAGTACAGTATACAGCTTCAAGCAACCAAACTTCATTTTCAGTTCCTTTTGAGTTTTTTGCAAATGGAGATTTGGTTGTTATCAAAACAAGTGGTGGTACAGATACTACGCTATCTTATAATGCTTCTCCTTCTTCAGCTACTCAATATTCTGTATCTGGTGCTGGAGCATCTGGTGGTGGATCAATTTTACTAGGTAGTGGAGCTACTGCTGATGATAAATACACAATATATCGTGATTTAGCGATATCAAGAAGTACCGATTTTTCTGATTCAGGTTCATTTCCTGTAGAAACACTAAACACGGAATTAGACAAAGTTGTTGCTATGATGCAACAAGTAGAAAGAGATTTAAAATTTTCACCTAAAGCATCAGCTACTACATCAAATACATTTGATATAACTTTTCCTAACCTTGTAGCCGATAGAATATTATCCGTTAATGCTTCAGGTAATGGCCTCGAATTTTCTCAATCGGTAACTAATGTCAATACTGTTGCTGGAATTGCATCAGACATTACTGCTTTAACAAATATTGCATCCGATATTAGTGCTGTCGAAAATATTAAAGCCAATGTTACAACTGTTGCGGGAATATCAGGTAATGTAACAACTGTTGCTGGAATATCTAGCAACGTCACAACTGTAGCTGGAATGAACAGCAATATATCTTCTGTTGTTTCAAATGCCTCTAATATTAATACTGTTGCTGGAGCTATATCAAATGTAAACACTGTTGCTGGGATTTCATCTGATGTAACTACTGTTGCGGGAAAAGCTTCATTAATAACTACTGATTTTATTGCAGACTTAAATACTTTAGCAACGGCTGACATAGTAAGTGATTTAAACACTTTAGCGACAAGCGATATTGTATCTGACCTTAATACTCTTGCTGTAAGTGGTGTTGTAGATGATTTAGAAACTGTTGCTAATAATGTATCCAATGTTAATTCGGTAGGTGGGGCAATATCCAATGTTAATACTGTAGCGGGAGCAGTATCCAATATTAACACTGTAGCGTCTGCTAATTCTAACATTACAACTGTAGCGGGAGCAAATGCAAATATTTCAACTGTCGCTGGAGCAATAAACAACATTAACACAGTAGCGGGAAATAATTCGAATATATCGACTGTCGCTGGAGCTAATTCGAATATATCGACTGTTGCATCAAATATATCAGGCGTAAATAGTTTTGCTGATAGATATAGAGTAGACTCAAGTGATCCATCTAGTTCTTTAGATGCTGGTGATCTTGCATTTAATACAAGTTCAAATGTTTTAAAATATTATGACGGATCAGGTTGGCAAACAATTACTGCTGATACTGATGTAAAAACAAAAGTTTCTTCCAATGACACAACTGCTGGTTTTTTAAATGGCAAACTTGTTGCTGGAACAAATGTGACTTTCACTGAGGGCAGTGATGGTGGTAATGAAACTCTAACGATTGCGGCAACGGTTACGGATAATAGTATCCCATTTGCAATCGCTTTAGGATAGGAGAGATATGGCTAATAATTTTGGTGATGCAACTGTGGCTCTTTCAAATGCAAATTTGACAGATATTTACACAGCTAGTAACAAATCTATGGTTATTGCTGGTACTCTATCTAATACTGGAACTTCATCAATTAATGTAACTCTCAAAAAATATGATGCTTCTGCAACTACTGGATTTAGTATTCTTACTACTGCTCCATTACCTGTTGGATCATCATTAGAGATTCCAAAAATTGTACTTCAGACTTCAGATAAGATACAAGCACAATCAAGCTCAGGTTCTGGTACTTGTACTGTTGCTCTACAATTATTAACGGATGTTGCGTAGTGGCGTATTTAGGTTCTAAACCCTCTAGTAATTTTATTACGACAGCTAAACAGCGTGTAACTTCTTCTACTAATGCTTTTGTAGATTTAGATCATGCTATTTCTAGTTTAGCTGATGTAATCGTATGGGTGAATTATATCAAACAAGATGCAACAAATCTTTCATTAACTACTTCTACTAGAATAACATTAGGTGGTACATTAACAGCTAGTGATGTTGTAGAAATTGCTTATCTAGGAAAATCAGTAGCTACTCAAACTCCTTCAGATAATTCTGTAACTAATAATATGTTAGCTGGTAGTATTGATTTAACTTCTAAAGTTACAGGTGCTTTACCACAAGCAAATATTGGCGACCAAGCAATTAATGAAGCTAAAATGCAAGTAAGTAATTCTCCAGTTAACGGATATATGCTTACAGCACAATCTGGTAATACTGGTGGATTAACTTGGGCAGAAGCTGGTAGTGGAGCTATGACAAGAGTTGGTGGAGCATCTGGTACAAGTAATGTTGCTAATGTTTCTTTTAGTAATGTTTTTACAAGTACATATTCTAATTACATAATTAAAATGGCAATCACTCCAGCAACAACTAACACTAGAGCAAGATTCAAACTTTTACAAAGTGGTAGTGCAATAGGCGATAACCATTATCATTGGATTGCTGGTGGTAGAGGTGTTTCTGGAAGTTCAGAAAGTGGTGTAGGTGGTGGTGAGGGTAATTCTCCATCAACATATTATCAAATGACACAATGGGGTGGAAGCAATAATAGTGGTCAGCAACAATATATAACACTTCATATTCAAAACCCTTTACCAGCAACAACTAATGCTGAGTATGGAGATTATGTAATGTTTCAACAAGAAGCTACAGTTTATACTTCAGACAGTTACATGACCAGACAATATGGTGGTGGTATGTATGCTAATGGTGGCAATAATGATGGCATATTAATTTATCAAGAAAGTGGAGATATAGCTAAACACAAAATTGATATTTACGGATTACAGGATAGTTAAAATGACAGAATATATAGTAAGTGAAAATGGAATAGAAAGAGAAGCTACTGAGCAAGAAAAAGCTGATATTATAGCTCGTAATAAAGAGTGGGAAGATAATAAAGTTAATAGACAGTTAGCTGAAATAAGAAATATAAGAAATCAAAAACTTTCTGAAACAGATTATCTTGCCATGTCAGATAACACTATGTCTGATGAAATGAAAGCATTTAGAAAATCTATGCGAGATATACCACAAGATTATTCAGCAGATAAATATGATGAATTACTTGCTAGAGAAACAGATGAAACCAAAGATAACTTTGGACAATTAACACATACAGTATGGGAGAAACCATAATATGCCTTTTACTTTATTAAAACCAAATGGAATTGACTTAGCACAAAACTTTACCTTTACTGGTACTGTAGCTGGTGCTGGTGGTGGTAAGATTGGTCAAGTTGTTGGCAGTAATAATTCTTATCAAGTAACACATACTGGAACAGGCTATACAGACCTTTTAAGTGCAAGTGGAGTTACTTGGGAAATTTCTATTACTCCTAGTGCTACCACATCTAAAATTTTATTTATGTGTAGTTTAAATATTGCAAAAGCAGCTGGTAATCAGCAAAATTCAAGAGGTACAGTTAGAATGTTTGAAAAAATTGGTAGTGGCTCTTACACAGAATTTATACAAGATTACGAAGTGCCAGGTGCTTATGATTATGGAGGAGATGGAGTTTGGATTTCAAAAATACTTTCTCATCAACAATTAAGAACAACCAACACTACAAGTGCTGTGAGTTATAAATTTGACTTTAGAAATAATACTGGATCAGAGCCAATGTATTTTAATGGCGATAACAGAGAAAGTGATTGTGTTTTAATGGAGGTATTAGCGTAATGAGTTATATAGGAAACAATTTAGAGTCATTAGGTAATAGATCAATACTAAGTTTATCTGGTAGCACACCAGCTACAGCGTATACATTACAAAAAAATTCTGCTAATTTTTCAACAGTCGCAGAAAATTTAATCGTCGTACATCAAGGTGTTATTCAACAGCCAATAGAAGCGTATACAGTAAATGGATCAACAATTACGTTTAGTGAATCTGTAGCTAAAGCAGATGTTTTTATTTTATCTATGGGTGAAGCAGTTACATTAGGTGAAGTGTCAGATGGCGTCATAACTGCTAGTAAATTACATTCTAACTTTTATGTAGAAAATCCTACAGCTTTTGCTGATCTAACAATTTCTGCATCTAAGAATAGTGTTATCGCTGGGCCAATAAGTGTGTCTGGTACTTTAACAGTAGGTAGCAACGCTACATTGGTAATTATATGAGTGAAATACAAGTAAATAAAATTAGCCCTCAATCAGGAACTTCTATTACACTTGGTGATAGTGGAGATACCTTTACTATTCCTAGTGGAGCAACCATACAAAATTCTGGTACTGCTACTGGTTTTGGTGGAAATAATGCACCATATTTTGTTGCATATAGAAGTGGTACTCAAACAGGAGTAAGCAGTGCTACTTGGACAGATATTATTCATAATGCAGAAGATGTAGATTCAGCAAATGCATACGATACTTCTAATGGAAGATTTACACCACAAACTGCTGGATATTATCAAATTAATTTAACTGCTATGGCTAGAGATTTTAATGGCGATTCAACTTCTGATGTTTCACAGTTAATGATTGGTATTTTTAAAAATACTGAAAATGATCCTCGTTCAACTAATTTTATTACATTAAATGACCCTGAAGTTAATAGGTTTGTTACAACAGTAAGTACAGTAATTCAACTTAATGGAAGTAGTGATTATGTTAAATCTAAAGTTTACATTGTAGGAGCTTCTGGTTCAGTTCATGGGGAACGACAATATACAAATTTTAGTGGTTTTAGGTTAATAACATGAGTACATTAAAAGTAGATACAATATTAAAACGTACAGGTACTGGAACTATAACTTTTGGACAATCTGGTGATACAATCGCATTAGGATCAGGTGCATCACAAACAGGATTTGGTGGAACTAATACTCCTTACTTTGAAGCTAAAATGGGAAGTAATCAAACACCTACTGACGCAACTTGGACAAAATTAAACTATGACACAGAAATTTATGATTCTGCATCTGCTTACGATACATCAAATTATAGATACACACCTCAAACAGCAGGAAAGTATGTTTGTTATCTTCATGTTGTTTTTGATACACAAGCAGTAGACAAATTTCATAGAGCTTATGCATCAATATATAAAAATGGGAGTGGTTATAAACAAAGTTATTTTGATGCTTACGATAATTATTATTTATACGGAGTTACTGGAACAATATCTACTGTAATAGATTTTAATGGCTCATCAGATTACATTGAGCCATATTGTTTTTTTGACATTACTTCAGGAAACGGAAGAATTAACAATAATGATAATTCAATATTTGGAGCATACAAATTAATAACATAATTTTTAAAGGAGGTGCATAATGGCACAATTATCTAGTAAAATACAAATGTATTGTAGCAACATGGGTGTAGCTTCAGTAGATTTTCAAAAAGACGTTATGTTGCAAGATGATTCAGATGGTAAGGGAGCTTACATCAAAGAATGGAATCTTAGCATAGCACAACCAACTGACGCTCAACTTGATTCATATGAATCAGATGGCGATACAGAGGAATCTAACAATAAGGTTAGAAATACTCGTAAACAATTATATGGAGATATTGGAGATCAACTTGATGAAATATTTAAAGATATGGACGCATGGAAAACACGCATTCAAGGGATCAAAGATGACAACCCAAAGAGCTAATACATGGCAAGTATACTTAAAGTAGACGATATACAGGATAGTGGAGGTAATACTATTGTTTCTAGTAATGGTAGTGGTACTTTTACAAGTAACATTCTAACAGGAGATAATACTCCTGCATGGGCAGTAACCATGAACGGCAACCAATCTGGTCTTTCTCAAAATACTCACACATTAGTAGAAATGGACACAGAGTTATTAGATACAGACAACGCTTATACTAATACTTCTGGTAACTATAAATTTACAGTGCCTTCTGGTAAAGCAGGAACTTATGTAATCGGTGCTTTATTATATTGTAATACATCAACAGTATCACAATTTAGAGTTCAAATTTACAAAAATGGAAGTAGAATTGGAAGAATGAATGTAAACGATGGCTCTAATCCAGTTTATCCAAGTACAATGATAAATATAGTAGATGTGGCTTCAGCAGGTGATTATTATCAGTGTTATTGTTATCACAATCAATCTGGAGGTGTAACTTTATATGGTGGAGATGGAACAAATGCTATTCATACTCATGGTTTTTTTGGATATAGATTAATAGGAGTATAGAATGGCATTAACACGAATTGGAACTTCAGCATATTCAACACTAGATGCTACAAAGTTAGCGGGTAATCTTCCAGCTATTTCGGGTGCTTCACTAACTGGGATTAGTGGTGGACTTACTGAATTTGACCAATGGAGATTTACTACTGACCAATCTGGTCTTAATTATTTAACAAGTGATTTAGAAAGAGTTGATACTTATGGAAATGGTCAACTTGGAACAGGTATGTCACAAAGTAGTGGAGTATTTTCTTTTCCAAGTACAGGATTATGGAGAATAGATTTTAATGCACAATTTTATTACCATAACTCCGCTTCTGACCAAATTGCATCTTATATTTATGTTACAACAAATAATAGCAGTTATAGTGCATCTGTAAGAGCATTTACTGAGTTAGATGCAAATGGTGAATTTACAAGTTCAGTATGCACAAAGTTAGTTGATGTTACTGATACAGCACAAGTTAAAGTAAAATTTAGAGCGGGTGCTAGTGGAATTTATACAACTGGAAATACTAATGCTAGTTATACCTATATGACGTTTCAAAGATTTGGTGACACATGATTACTCCTAAACGTTTCTGTGATTGTGGCAAAGAAGTATATTGTAATTGTCAAGGCCCTTGTCCTGATTGTGGCGCGTTAAGAATGGATGATTGTACTTGTCCTGATGATTGTGAATCATGTGGAGCGTAAATGAAGCTTTCAGACAATACAGCTATATCAATGCCAATGAGAAACCTAATAAGTATATTAGGTGCAGTAGGTATTGGTGTATGGGCGTATTTTGGAATAATAGAAAGACTTAATAGTTTAGAAACAAGAGCTACCTTATCGGAAGCTGATCTCGAAAAAAATACTGAATTTAGAATTAAATGGCCTCGTGGTGAAATGGGTTCATTACCAGCAGATAGTGAACAATTTATGCTGATAGAACACATAGCGGAACAAGTAGAAAATCATACAAAACAATTAGAAGGTGGAATGCACAATAAAGTGAATATCGATTTTCTTAAAAATCAGGTAGAAAAAATAGCTAGTGATGTTGAATTACTAAAAGACAAAGTTAGAAAAAATGGTGGTTGAAACAGTATTTGCCTTATGTATGTTTGTTAATGGTTCATTAGATGGTCATATGCTAACTGATGGATTATCAAACTGTTTAAAAGTAAAGCGTGAAGCTGAAAGAAACCTAGCTGACAATAGAGCTAATGTTATTCAATATCAATGTGGTCAAGTAGTGGCTGAACTAGAACCAGATAGCGAAGGTAACATGAAAATAAAAAAAATATTAGAGGATAAATATTAATGAAGGTGTGGCTGTTAGTGTTATTTTTGCATACACCTCAAATGCCAAGTGTCAAATATGAAGCATCAATATATTCTACGGAAGATTATTGTATACAAGCACAATTAAAATTTTTAAATTTTTATTCTACTAAACCAAAAGAATATCAAGACGGAGTTAAGGTAGACGCTCATTGTTTACCATTTGATTCTTTTCCAATCCCTAAATTTTTAAATTCAAATGTCTGAATGGGAATCACAAGTTAAAAATCTACAAAATACTTTAAACGAAATTAAAGTAGAGATTAAAGAAAATAGAGAAGAAATAGTCGAGCTAAAAGAAGATTTAGCTACTGGTAAGGGAGCAATTAAAACTGTTCTTTGGCTTGGTGGTTTTGTCACTCTAATATGGACAACAATAAAAATAATAACAATCCTAAGATAAATTCATTTAAAGGGCATAAAGTACTGGTCATAGGTGATACCCATGACAGTCCTGATATACCAAAAGATCGTTTTTTATGGATTGGTAAACATATTAAAAAAATTAAACCAGACTATGTTGTACACATAGGTGACTTTAGCAGTTTTGATTCATTATCATATTTTCAAGCAAACGATACCCAACAAGGTAAATTAAAAGATGCGTTTATGGTTGATATACAATCAATGCGTACTGCCTTAGCATTAATCAATAAAGGAATGGGGAATGTTGAAGTACCTAAACATATTACACTAGGTAATCATGAACAACGAGTACATAAGTTCGAAGAAAAGATTCCTGAGATCGAAGGCATGATGAAAGACCAACTCTATCAATCCTTCCACAGCAGTAATTGGAGCGTGTCTGAATACGGAAGTATATTTTTTGTATCGGGAGTAGGGTTTACGCATGTACCGAAGAATATAATGGGTAAAGAGTATGGAGGACGTAATGCTGAAATATCTATAGCAAATGATTGTTTACATGACTTGGTGTTTGGTCACACGCATAAAGATAGAGATTGGAAAGCCCCTAAAATTGGCGATAAAAAGTTTGTTCGGATCGTTAATGTTGGTTGTGCGTTGCCTATGAACCATGTTGAAAGGTATGCAAAGCTTAATATGACTGGATGGTCATACGGAATTGTCGAATTGTCCATCTGGGATAACCATATCCAAGAAAAGAATTTTGTTTCTATGGATAGATTGGAGAGAGAGTATGGAAAAAATTAAATACTTTTGGAATGGACTTTCTAAAAGAGGAAAAATTTTATTTTCAGGTTTAGCTGGAATACTAATATTAATTATATTGGGTGCTATATTTTAAATGTTAAATTTATTGCTTGGCCCAATAGTTGATATTGTTGGTACATCTGTCAAAGGTTTCGTAGATACCAAGAAAGCGAAAGCGGAACAAAAGGTTACTGAAATAAAAGCTAAAACTTCTTTGATGGAAAAACAGATTAAAGGAGAAGTCGATTGGGATATAGAAGCAATCAAAAATACAAAGGGGAGCTGGAAAGATGAGTACTTAACCATTTTGTTTAGCATCCCCCTTCTTCTTTGCTTCTTGCCTTGGACAGTTGGTTATGTTGAAAATGGGTTTGTCGCTCTTTCAAAGACACCGGATTGGTATAAATACACTTTAGGTGTAATTGTATCGGCAAGTTTTGGAATTAAGGGTGCAAGTCGCTTTTTCGGTAAAAAATAGAAATTAATCTCTTAAAATCATCTCATATTTAAGCGTGAGAGCGTTTTTTAGGTATGCCCTGTATGATTAGACCTTAGAATAATTAAGGAATCTGGTGATTCTTAAAACGCTATTATGAATCATCTGTAATATTTACACTCTTTTCAGAATCAGAATCGGTTTAAAAAAGAGGGTATGTGTATTTTTTATAATTTTTCAGGATTAGAACCGCCTCAGTAATGAATAACTCCATTAAAAAATATATGAGTGATGTTCTTGACACGGCATATTATGGAGAAAGTGAAACTAAACATATTAAACGTATATTACGATTAGATAATAATCATCATTTAGCTGTATTATTTTTATTATCGATAAAAGAAGATTTATTGAATGTTTCAGATTTAAAAAAATTATTAACCTGTTCTTACAGACAAGGTGATATTGTTATTAAGCGTTTAGTAGAAGATGAATATATTAAACAAGTAATATCAACTAAAGATAAACGAGTAATTTATTTAGAACTATGTCAAGAAACAATAGATGAATTATCTGGTTGGGTTATTAATATTCTTAGAAGTACTAAAAATGTTTCCTTAAAGGGAAGCCATAAGATCACTTAATTTTTTTGCCCGATTAGGTGTCTGTTTATACCAAAGTGAATCTAACATCTCAATACTTGCCAAAGAATAATTTTGACCTCTAAGAGCTTTTATCATATTGCGGAATTTGGATACGCCATTTTTTCCCATTTGAAATATCATTTCTACTAATATGTATTCCGCTTCTTTTTTAATAGCCAAATCTTCTTGAGCTAAAAATTCTTTCATTTGTTTTTTTGCTTTATTAAAGTCTACATCAAAAACATCTTTTAGATAACCTTGAGGGTAGGGTACTCTATCTTCCCAATGATCTTCAATACACTTATGCCCCCAGCCCACAGTTCTATGACCTTCGGTACATACATAGACAGTATTTCGGTATCCTTCGTTTTCCATAATAGATTCTTTAATGTAATTTTCGTCCACTTTTAACATATTGTTCTTTCTCCAATTCAACTATTGCTTGATTCAACATCTTGTAATTGATGTTCTCTCTCTTGATCTGACCTATGTCGATTAAGTATTCTATCCACTCGTGAAAAATCTGTTCCAGCGAGGATGTTGTGCGTGCTTCGAAAAGGTCGTCTATCATATCCTAAGTAATCCATATAATTACGAACTATTCTACTCACACCTTTGTCAACACGGATAAATTCATTAAGATAATTGTTGTTTTTCCTCATACTTTTTTCAAAAGCATAGATGTTAAAGTGAATAGTAGAACGATCTTTGCCAATAGCATCAGCTATTTTTATTGTATCGTATCCAAAATAATAATTTAACATATACACGAGGAATTGCCTTGCAATGACACACATTATATCTCGTCTATTTGATAATAATAATTCCTTCGTAACACCAAGTTCATGGGTTACTTCTAAAATTACTAAATCTTCTAATTCTTTATTCATATACCCTCCAATAAAGAGTGATGGATGATATGATTTGTGGTTGTATTTATAAGATGCCTTCTCGAGAACCACATAATCATCATATCTAACGAACCCATCACCATCCGTTATAGGACTCTAAAGGCTAAATTCAGTTGGGCTACTCAAGTAAACAGCGGAGCATACTTTTTCACCCCACACTAGTTATGTCTAAGAAAAAGCTGAAGACAAAATCTTAGTAGGAGGCTAGTGTGTTTAAAATGGTACATAAGGTTCATCACCACCATTAGCTTGAGCTTGTTGTGTTGGAGCAGTAGCTTTTGGTTTTGAACCACCAGCTCCTTGCGGAATTAATTTAACTGAACCATTAAATCTTGGTACAACAATTTCGGTAACGTATTTAGTTCCGTCACCATTGTCATAACTACGATATTCAATTTGACCTTGAATAGTAATTGTATCACCTTTTTTGAAATACTTACCAATAGATTGAGCTAAGTTAGGATTAAACACAACAACCTTGTGCCATTGAGTTTTTTCCTTGTATTCCTCACCTTGTTTGTATCGCTCATTTGTAGCGAGAGATAGATTACAAAAGTGAGTACCTGATGTAGTTTCTTTTGTTTCAGGATCAGCACCTAATCTACCAACGAGAGTTACTTGATTTAACATATTATTTTCCTTTCGAGTTAAAGTTTACTAAGTTTAAATTTGCAGTATTAGATTTTTCAGCTGCAAACTTTTCTTTCATGTCAGATACATATTTATTATTGTCAAATAGACCTAAGAATACATCTGCACTTACACCAAGATGACTAAATGATTTTGTTAAAGCATCTGTCATAGCTTTCTTGGGAGCTTCAGTATCTAGTGAACCATTCTTTTTAAAGAGTGGTTGAACAGAAGATATTGGGCCATAGTAATCCCAAAAGCTATCTTCTCGTTTTTGTGTTGCAACAGATACTTCTGCAAATACACATTTATCCGTATAAGTATAATTTACTGTGTAATTCCAGCCACGACCTACTGGCCCAAACGTACCAGTCATTGTCATGATCTGATACATTGGATCAATAGTTGTTAATGTTTTTCCGAATGATGGAAATGGTTTTGTATATTTTGGATCAGTATGTGCTACTTGTTTCCATAATAACATATTATTTTCTTTCTGAGAATCTTGCATTAGTTACCTCCTTGGTTGTTTGTTTAATGCTGAAAGCAATCCACTTGTTTTCATTTTCAATTA